TCCACCTACAACGGGGGCACCGATAAGGGTAGGATATTTAATTAATCCCTGAAGCATTTTAACTGTTTCACCAGCTGCTTCCTTTTTTATGTATCCATCGTAAAATGCAATCTTATTCATATTTATTCCTTATTTTAAAAGTCCTTTAAACTTATCATATGCTTTTCCCAGCAAACCAGTGTTTAGAATAGCCCCACCTATTGCGCCGTAATTACCTAACTTAGCTTTTAAAGAAGGAGGCTGAGAGAATATAGTTCCCATTACGTTAGCCAGTCCCCACCCTGCTGCTGCTCCTATACCTGCACGACTTAATCCCTGGAACAGCTCCAGAGTACTTATCATACCGGAATTACTATCGCTTGCCTGATTAAATCCATTTAGTAACTTTGTTGTGTTATCATTTCCTAGTACAGGGGATTGTGTCTGTAACAAATCCATCGAACTAGATTTAGGAATATCAGAATATCCCATAAACGTCGAAGGTCTTAATATAGGCATTTGAAAATCTTTACCTATAGCAAAATCATTATCGTTATTTGCATAAGGAGCATCTGAATCCATAGGCAGTCCCCCCGGAGCGTCATAAGATCCCACAGGGGGGTGCTCCGCAGAAACATATGCTACTTTGTCTAACATGTTAGACTTTCTGAGAACTATCTCTAAAGGTAGTTTATTCATATATGCTAATTTATATGCTAGTTTATTCATACGGATTTGTCCCATCCCATCCCTTAGGGTTTATCGTGTTAAAACTTCCCTGCTGTTGGGGTAATATATTTTTAGGTGTTTGACTACCTGCTACTGTTTGGTTAACAGTATTCTTCTTACCACCTGCTCCAAGCATAAGCCCCGCACCTCCTACTAAAGCTGCTCCGCCGAATAGTAAGGGTAACATCTTCTTCATAGCATCGCCCTTCGTTTTATTTACACGATTCTGGACAAGATTACTATTCCACACAGCATCGAAGCCTTTTCCTGCTAGAGATTTGAACCCTCTGCCTGCAGATTTAGCTTTATCCGTAAACCACCCAGCACTCTTTTCCATATATGCATGCTGGAAGGCAACCTTACTTATATCAGCTTCAGGTTGTCTATTATATCCTAAAAGAAAAGCTTCTTTATTCATTTACATAGTCCCCGGAGGAGGCATAGCCCCCTGCCTTGTCATTTGTATACCAGTCTGAGCTGCTTGTTGTTCGAGGTCCTTTACCTTTTGAGTAACCAATGCATGCAATGTCTCGTCCTGTTGTTTTAAGTTAACCAACTCACTCCGACGAGAGGTTGGGTCCATTGTTAATATTTGTTGCGCCATCTGATCCGCTTGTACATGAAGTTCATCCATAGTAGCTCCACCAGGTCCAGGTGCTCCTCCCATAGGCGCTCCCATAGGTGCTCCCCCGGGCATAGGCGCCCCACCTTCTGCTCCAGGTGTAGGCATTGCCATTCCGCCCGCCATCTGCATAGCAGGGTCCATAGGTGCTCCAGGTGGAGGCAGAGGAGTATCCATCATAGCCTGCCCTTCTTGAGCTTTCCCTACGTCTCTGGCCATTTCCTGCATCTTCTCGTCATACATCTGTTGTTCTTCAAGAATCTTATCCACTTCGTATTCGTAATCGATATTAAAAGCAGACAGTGCTGTTTGGTTAGAAACCTTATTAGCTGCCAACAGATTCAATTTAGTCTGTCTTACCAGATCATCTTCAAGTACAGAAGTCTTAGCTAGTTTAGCTGTTAAATCTTCCCACATTAAATGTTTAGAACACTGGCCCATCATCCAGTTTAACCAGTTGTTAATCTGGGATACAAACTGTGTCCAGCTTCTCTCAAACATACGTAAACCAATAGGAGGTCCACCTGTTTGTAGAGTCTGAGTATAAAATTCCTGGGGAATACCCATAGAGTTTAATAGTTCATCCAGAGCAAATTTCATAAGTTCGACAGGAGCGAGTGCTTTAGCCTCTCCACCTAAAGACTGGTATTCTATAGGGTAAGGAACCGAGTGAATAGATGTCGGATCTTTCCTATGCTTTTTAATCATTCCTTCTACAGATCTCATGAAGTTACCTGTATCAATTGTTAACAATGGGTCATTATGAGGTCCAGCACCTTTTCTTCCACCAGGTGAAATGAAACGGAACGGTACAATCATATCCATACAGATAGCTTCATTATATTTAGTCAACATCTGCAGGTTCATAACCTGTTCAAAGTTTGAGAGAAAAGGAGGTAACCCCCATCCAGCTACTTTATCCAATAAGGACGCAGCCGGTTCACACTTCATATGATATATTTCATCCTTATTAAAAAGAAATTTTTCATCATGTTTAATAGCATCTAATATCTCCATAGGAGTATGTTCTAAATAAATCTTTTCTCCTGCTTCTATCTTAGCACGTTGTCTACCCTCAGGTTCGTAATAATATTTAACTTCGCCACTCATAGGGTGAGCTTCAATATCTATATGCCGAGGATTCCAGCGTATAATTCTAAGTTCGTCTGTATTGTTAGGAATGTCGTTAACAGTAAAGTTAACTTTCTTTTTACACTTTGGGCATCTACCATGAAATTCGTGATCAGCCCATTTATATTTAATCTGTTGAATAGGCTTCATAAGTTTACATTCAGGGCAGACTAAATTACGATAAAATGGTTTATAGACAGAGCAGAATGAATTACCGTAAGAGATATAATCATCACCTAATACTGCTAATGTATCCAGAATATTTAATTTGCTGTGTAGAAAATCTGTATATTTTCTTTTAGTCTTAAAATCTGTTGTTCCCACGATCTCGACCTTAGTAAGAAAATAACGCACTGCTCTCTGAATAGCTTTGGTATATACACCATGGTGTAGCCATAGATACTCAGACCAGTTGAATACTTCTGTAAGGTTACGTGGGAAATGCTGACGGGCATATGTAGCGAAAGGGCTACCCCAATCTTTTTTACCGATTAAATCCTGACGAAAATCAGAAGTGCTATCTTGGCTCATTAGATTTTGCTCCCATTAAGTCTGCTGTTACATCTACGCCTTCACGTAATGTCTTAAACTCCTCGAACATATCTGGAATCTCAAGACCCAATTTTTCGCGCCCGCACTTAATACAGGCGTTACAATATTCAGAACCTTTTACAGAGCTGTCACTGCATGTGAGACAAATTACTTTTTCACTGCTGTCTTTTTTAATCATTTTCATCCACCAATAAAACTGTTATTTTTTTATCCGTGCCAGGAAGAATAAAACTTATTCCTACTGAGTAAGCATAATATTCATCGTCATTTAAGAGTACATTAAAACCCTCTTCATTCTGAGGAGGGCTGTACGAAAATGCAGCATTTGTATTGGCTACAAGCACCATATTTATATCCGAAAAGAAAACCTGTTCATACGGTGCAGTTGTTTCACCGAAAGAACCGCTGAATGTTACCAGTATCTGCTCTGAAGGATCGTCCTTTTTCACATCTACTACCTTCCTAGATTTTCTTTTCTTTTTAGGTGCCTCCCCCGTCTTCACAGGTACCTTACCAGGAGCCCCAAGGTCATCCTGATCCGACGGAGTCGGCGTAAAACTTATTTCCTTTTTAACATGTTGATCGGTAAGACGGAGAGTGCCGTCTTCCTCAGCATCATATTCATTAATCTTTATTTGAGGGTATTTCTTATACTCTCCCTGAGCTCCAAAGCCTCCTGCACCCGATACTTCGGGTAGCATTACTCTTCCTGCATCTCCTTGTTCGTATCCACCTGGGTTCTTATAAGTTTCCTTAGTAACACCTTGATGGTTAGTATCGACAAATTCTCCTGGCATGATCTGTCTCCTGTTATTTAATTTTTTACTTATGTTTATTTATAACCGCGTCGCCTCATAGCAAAATCTCTCATTTCATCAGTAGTAGGTTGACCTGTATAGTAAGGCGTTTTGGGATTTAGCCATCTCCAAATCCTTTTAGCTCGATTGAACTGATCGATGACAGGATTAAAAGTAGTAACCCCTGATTTAATACCTAGCGGGTCAGATGTAGGAGGAAGGCCTCCT